TAATCAAACGCTTCTTTTTTAAGGGTCTGTTGAAGGTCTAAATCTTCACGAATTGCCAATACAAGTGCATCTTTACCTTGCCATTTTTTATCGGCATACGAATAATAAGGGCCAGAACGAGTTATCAAATTTATGGCAATGCCAATGTTTACAACGTCTTTAACAACGTCAAACTCTCCAAGTCGGAATCCACCCGTGCTGGTAAAGTAAAAATCAACGACTGCCGTTTGTTGTGGTCGGTATGTTTTGTTTTTGATTGTGCGAGCCTTTATAGTCTGCCCAATAGCCTCGTCTTTTTCTTTAATCCATTCGTCACGTTTGACCTCAACACGGCTGAAATAGTGAAAGTTTTTTGCTTTGCCACCTGGTGTGGTGCGGTTGTCTCCCCACATAACTCCAATTTTCTCACGCCATTGATTGATGACCAAACCAGTGCAGGGTCTGTCTTCGTTAATAAGGGAACGACGTTGGGCCTTTGATGACTTGCGAAAGAATTTGCCAGTTAAACGAGCGCCAAGTCCAACGGTGAACTCTTCCATCATTTTTTCTGATTCATCTCCTGGAACCAAAGATGGCAATGAGTCAATAACAATCATGTCAACGGCGCGATTATCAAGTGCTTTGATTACCAAATCATAAACTTGTTCCATGATGTTGGTTTCTACAACCCATAAGCGGTCCAAATCCACACCAATTGCACGTGCATATTGAGGAACGTACGCCTCTGCCGCAATCCACATAGCAACAAAATCTGGGTTTATTGCTTGGTTAGCGGCTATTGTTTTATAAGCAAGGGCGGTTTTACCAGATGACTCTTCTCCAATAATCTCTGACCACTGGTTCAATGGCCAACCTCCTCCAAGCATTAAATCATACGCAAGTATGCCAGTGGTAATGCGTGGTACTTCTTCTTTAATGTCCGAACCTTTGATTAATATGTCATCGCCATATTTTTTTTGAATGGCGGAAACAATAGATTCCAATGATTCATAAGTTGTCATTTAGTTATCCTTATACTGTCCAATTTGCTTGGTCTGCTTGTGAAAATTTGCCGTTCCAACCACACTCAAAACAACGTGGGGCTGGTGCTACTCCATTAATTGTACTGTTAGAACCTTTTCCAACACGTGAAAACACATTTCGGCTCCCACATTCTGGACACCTCATGTTACCTTCACGTTGATGCGCTTCTCCTCCTTTCCACATTCTAATGGCTTGTCCAGTGGTTAACTGGGTGTTTGGAGGTAAATTATGTTGAACGGTTTGTGTCTCTACCGTTTGAACAGGACGATTGCTGTAAGTAGTTGGGTTTGGAAAAACGTATTGTTTACTTGGTTTTTCTCCGTTTAATTTCTTTTCCCACCAATCACTCATTGTTTTCTGATTCCTGTTCGTTGTCTTCGTCTTTCCAACTTATCAATGCTTCTTCGTTAATTATAATAGAAATGTTTTCGTTTTCCAACATTTTATTTAACATTGAAACTCCAAAAGAAATAAACAAAGGTAACAATTCTTCCTTTGGATTTGTCAACCTGTCTCCTTTTTCAAGTAGGTCTAGCATCCAAGTAGCAGATTCTTCAATGTTATGTAAAATGTTTTGATTGACAAATAAAGCCCATCTGCTTGCAACGTCAAAAATCTCTGCCTGTTCTACGTCCTTAGACGGGTTTGAAAAACCCATAAAATTAGCAAACTCTTGCCCTTGTCCAATGGACAACATTAAATAAAACAACCGTTTATCAACAATGTTGTCTACGTTGCTCATTCTTTTGCCTCCGCCCAACTTTTAGCAAATTGATAAGACACTTTAATTGGAACTTTATTCAAAACCGTACCATCACCCATTGCATTAATGAATGGTTTAATGATATCAAGTTTTTCTTTTTCGTTTACCATGGCTACTAATTCATCGTGAACTTGTACCAATAGTTTTAAACTTGTTTTGTTAGTTGCTTTGTACACATCAACCATTGCAATTTTACAAATGTCTGCCGCCGTACCCTGTACTATCGCATTTACTGCTTGTCTTTCTGCCCGTGACCTAAGTTCTGAGTTAGTAGAAGAAAGGTCTGGAAGTCTTCTTCTGCGCCCGTGAAGGGTTGACACATATCCATCTTTTCTGGCTTTTTGAACGACGTGTTGCTTCCAAAAAGTCAATTCACTAAACGTTTTGTAATAAGTGTTTAAAATACTCTCTGCTTCAGTTTTGGAAATACCAGTGACGCGAGCAAGTTTTATGGAACCGCCGCCGTATGCGGTCAAGAAATTAACACCTTTTCCAACCTGCCGTTCTTCTGAAGTTATGTTTTCTGGTTTCTTTTTAAAAACAGCAGACGCAGTGGCAGTATGAATGTCTTCTTCGTTGTTAAATATTTGTAACAAACGTTTGTCTTGACTAAACATAGCCATAACACGCAATTCAATCTGGTCGTAGTCAGCAACTAACAAAGTATTTAAGTTGTTAGCAACAAACAATTTTCTAATGCTTGAAGTTCTTGGGATGTTTTGAAGATTGGGGTTGGATGACGAAAGTCTTCCAGTTGCTGTTCTATGCAGGTGAAATGAAGGATGTAATTTACTTTTATACAACTTAGGTATCAATCCATTGACGTATGTAGATTTTAATTTTTGTAACTCTGCCCATTTCAACAATTGTCCTATGACCTCGTGTTTATGTTGCAAACTTTTTAAAGACTCTTCGTCAACTGACGGAGCACCTTTCCCAGTTCGTTTATACGGTTTAAGGCCCAACCCGCCCTCTGACTTCTTGTCAAACAAAAAACTTTGTTTGTGCTTGTTGGAGTCTGGGTTGAAACCAATTGGAGCATGTTTTAAAATACTTTTGTAAACTTCATTTGATTCTTCGTTTAATTCTTTTTCTAAAAGAGTCAAATTGTTTACATCAACTGGAATTCCTTGGTTCTCCATGTGCATCAAAACCTCCAAAACTTGGCTGTCTAAAAGCATTGCTTTTTTAAGGTCTGAATGGGCGTTTATCTTTTTTAATAAACGAATATACAGAAGCCATGTCCAACGAACGTCTCGGTGAACGTACAACGAAGCGTCGTCAATAGTCACTTTAGTTATACTTTTGCCAAGTTTTCCGCCTTTTTCGTAGGCTTTGTGACCGTTGTAATTGTTCTCAATAATCGTTTCAAGAGAATAATTGCTTAAGTTTTCGTTAACTAAATGCTGTAAAAGCATCGTGTCTGCGTATGGTCCTGGTGGTATGGCATCGTAATATTTTGAAATAGAACGTGCATCAAATTTAACGTTTTGACCAATCTTTGTTAAATCACTAAAGAATAATGGTTTTAAACGTTCAAAAACCTCGCTTCGTGACAGTTGCTTTACTGGTTCAGAATATATTGCTGGTTTTACATATCTGGCTTTTGCCGTAGATTCTTTGCCGTTCTTTAACTTTTTACGATAACCAACTGGTGGCACCGTGCTTCCGTCTCCAATTTCTTCTGGTTCCAAAAGACTTCCAATTTTGTGACCCATCGGTATTGCCCACGAATGACCTTGTGTAGCAATACCAATCCAAAACACCTCGTTGCGTAACGGGTCTACGGCTATGTCTTTTAAATATTGTTCAACCAAGTTATCGTGCGCTCGTTGAATAATGTCAGGACTTTTTGTTTTCAATCCTTTTATATGTTCTTGAAAATCATTTTCCAAATGCTGAATTAAATCAGGATGATGTTCAAGAATTGATTGAGTTTCTACGTCAAAAGCAAATTCTCCAACATTTGTAACAACTTTAACAAGTTCATCAATTTCTTCTAAAGTTGTAATAATGGGAGGTTTTATACCCCCCACTGATTACTTGCCCAAATCTTCTGAAGCAATTGCCAAAAGTTCCGCATAGGTAGGAACCTTCATAATGCTTGCGTCGTACTTATCTTCGCGCAACTTATCCATTACGGAATCAGTAATTTCTTCAAGTTTCCACTCTTCCGCAAGGTCACGAGCACGGATAGCCTGCAAGTTGTACGCGGTTGTGGCGCCCTTTCCTGTACGACTGACAGCCCAATAATGCTTAGTCAATGGTCCAGTTTGAGGTGCTTTGTTCAAGTTGCGAAGTTGGTCAACAACTCGTGGTCCTACTTCAAATGAACGAACTACTGGATTGGCTCCTACAGCCAACAATGCGACGTTAAAAGCAATCCTTTGAGAAGGACGATTTCCCGTTTCACACACGGGGCAACCTCTTTCTTCAAGGTCTCTAATGCAGATGAATGACTTTTGACCTTCGCGTTCTATCCAATGTTGGTGCCATGCCGCAAACGGTTCATCATCCAAAAATTTAATAATTTGAACGTCTTCCGATACCTTCAATCTTTGTGCAAACTGCGAGTCCGCACTTTTCAAAACATCAACTTGTTGCCAACCTCCACGAATCAATTTTCGCGTTGATTCCTCGGTTGAAGTATTGTCTTGTTCTGTATTTTTAATTAACTCTACTGTCTCATAATTTCTTGGCATATTTTTCCTTTGTGTTTATTGTGGCCAATTATCTTTGATGTGTTTTCTAAAACCGTTCCAATCTCCGTGATTAGTTTCACGAATTTTAAAACGGGTTATTGCTTCAAGAAGAAACTCTACCTGCACTACGCTGTAAAGCCTCCTGCCTTGTAAAGTTTTTTCTGGAATTTGTTGTTTTAATGGTTTTGGTGTTCTGTATTTGGCTTTAGGAAGCCAACCACGATGCTCCCAAACTCGCAACGTGGACGGACGTTTACCTATTGCTTTGGCTAAATCGCCAATAGTAAACATCAATACTTCTTCTCCGTTGATTGTGTATTTTTTAGGTTTTGCCCCGTTATACCTATCTTCGGCAATTGTTTTTGTCTTTTTGCTCCTGTTCTTTGGTTTGCGACCACCAGGATAATCTGGCAAATCTTTAAACAACTCTAAAGGGTCTTTCATGTTTTAAATGCCCATGTTTCTTTTTCAGTGTAGAAAGTTTGAACAATTGGCAACAAGTCTTTGTTATTCCACGCCAATGCAGCAACTTTTTCTTCGCTAATTCGTTCAATGACTTCTACAACGTCTGCCCAAAAACCTTGTTCACGCGCCCATTGTTCTGCAGACACCGTGTCAAATGATTTGCTAACACGTCGTTCACGTTTCAATTCATGGCCTCCAATGTTAAGCCATATGTGTCCATTGTCGTCTGAAGTTCCGTGTTGGTCAACGACGCTACTTAATTCTTTTTTTATTTTGTCAACGCGAGTTTCTAATTGAGACAACAACTTTTTTTGAGAAACAAAGTCCTCTACAAGTTTTGTTAAATATTGTTCGTCGTATGGTTTTTCCATATCACACCTCCGAGTGTTGTAAAAATTCTGTTAATGAATTAAGTGTCAATTCAAATCTACCTTGCGTGTCGTAACCTTTGTCAATAAACGCTTCATTAATTTTTCGTTTTTGTTGAAGCATCTCGTATTGACGTTCTTCAATGCTTCCTTTCATAACGAATGATGCTATCGTAACATGGGGGTGTTGTGAAGATAATCTTATGATTCTTGCCTCTCGTTGGTCTAACTTGCCAGCAGACCAAGGGAGGTCATAGGATATTAAGTA